GCGCGGCCGACCAGACCATCACCCTCGCGGTGGTCAGCAACGACGGCGCCGCCAACGCCGCGTCGTTCACCACGGTCATCGCCGAGCAGGATCGGGCCATCGCGGTCGAACTGCACGACACGCAGGTCTCGGACAGCGCAACGGCCGCCTTCGGCTGCCTTGCCAACGAGACGTTCTTCAACGCGGGCACCGTGTCGGACTACGCGCTCGACTCGAGCAACCACGTCATCGAGCCGACGGGCATCTTCGCCAACCTCGCGTCCGAGGTTCACTTCGGCCTCGACCGGAGCGACATCCCCGCCCCAGGCACTCCGAGCGGCGCGACGCAGCTTCAGGCGCGCATCCTGACCATGACGAAGGGCATCGGCGCGGGCAGCAACCGCGTGGCGCTGACGGCCGACCGTATGCAGGAGCTGCTCGACGAGGTGCTGCTCGACAGCAACGAGTCGCCCGAGCTCATCCTCGCCAGCCCGCTGTTCCGGTCGAAGTACATCGCGCTGCTCAACAAGACCTTCCAGACGAACCCGACGGGCGCGAAGACGGGCGGCAACGCTGGCTTCGACCCGAACTCGCTGAACTTCGCGGGTCTGCCCATCCGGGTGACGAAGGACTGCCCGCGTGGCCTCGCCATCTTCCTGAAGAACGACTCGTGGAAGATGTACGAGCTCGACCCGTTCACCTTTGTCGACGAGGACGGCAACGTGCTCGACCGGCAGCAGTCGAACTCGTCTGACTCGTTCGTGGGCTACAGCGCGTGGTACTGGGACGCGGTCTGCGACATCCCGCACTGCAACGCGATCCTGACGGGCTTCGAGGGGTAGCCGTGAAGGCTGCCCACGACGTCATCGTCCTGAGCATCGAACTCGCCGCCGCCACGGCGTCATGGCTTCTGGTCGTGGCGCTTTGGCGGCGGCTGTTCGTTGCGGACGAGTCCACGGACGGGTACAACCTGTTCGACCCGCCTCTTCCTGATGGGGAGATTCGGAACCCGACGCCCGAGGAGATTCGCCGTGCCTATGAAGAGCGAGCAGCAACTCGCCCGTGAGGCGCTCAAACTGCAGCAACAGCAGCAGCGTCGAGCGGCCATCGGCAGCAGCCTCGGGGGAACCATCGGCACGCTCGCGGCGGGCCTCATACCGGGCCTGCAACCGCTGATGCCGCTCGCGGCGACGGCAGGCTCGGCGCTCGGCGGCATGACGGCGCGAGCGATGGATGACAGCGACGATGAGCTCGACAAGATCGTCGAGCAGATGATGGCGCGGAGGGGCATGTGAAAGACACCTTCCCGCGCGAGTTCGACGACTCAAAGAACAAGCGGCAAGCGCAGGCGATGGTCTGGCGGCTGGCGGGCGCGTACACCCGCGGCTACCAGGACGTGTACTTCAACACGGCGACGCTGAACCTGCGGCGCACGTCTCGCATCCGCGACGGCCAGCGCGACCGTCCCGTCATCAACCTGATGCTGACGAAGTACCGCATGGCCACAGCGCGCATGTCGGTGCTGATGCCGGGCTTTGCTATCCACCCGGCGAGCGACAGCCCTGAGGACGTGCAGAAGGCGATGTCGTCCGAGCTCGCCCTGAAGTGGATGTGGCAGAAGCTACGCATGGCACGGGTGTTTAACGAACTGGTGAGCAACGGCATCGTCACGGGCAACGCGGGCCTGCACAGCTACTACGACGAGGTCTACAAGTGCGTGAAGACCGAGGTCATCCGCCCGGTCGACTTGTTCTTCCAGCCTGAGGTCAAGCGCCCCGAAGACAGCGCGTGGATCGCCGTCCGCAAGTACATTCGCCGCGACGAGCTCAAGGAGATGTACCCGGAGAAGGCTGAGAAGATCGAGGAGGCGCCAGCGACGACGGCGAACCCGGAGGACGGCGACAGGCGGTTCCCCGAGGACGTCATCGAGGTGTGCTACGTCTTCTTCAAGGACGACAACAAGACGTGCGTGTACCTCGGCAAGACGAAGCTCGCGTCGGAGAAGCGTAAGAACGGGCTGATGCCGGTGCAGTTCTACCGGTTCACGGACCTGCCGGACTACCTGTGGGGCGTCGGGCTGATGGAGCCGCTCATCTCGCTGCAGGCGCAGCTTAACGAGATGCAGAACCAGGTCTTCCGTAACGTCCACCTGATGGCGAACCCAAAGTGGCTCGTGTCGCGCAACAGCGGCGTGAACGTCAAAGACCTCGCCAACAAGGTCGGTGGCATCGTGGCGTTCAACGCGGCGGGCGGGCCTCCACAGCAGTCGCAGCCGCAGGGTCTGCCGCAGTACGTCAGCGAAGCCCTTGGGATGACTCGGCAGTACATGGAGGACGTGTCGGGCATCCACGGGGCGAGCATCGGTCGCCGGACGCCGGGCGTGTCGTCGGGCCGGGCCATCATGGCGCTGTCGGAGAACGACACGGCGCTGCTGCAGCGGGCGATGGACAACCTGACGGACGTGATGGAGGACTGGTCGAAGACGGTGCTGATGCTGATGGCGCAGCATTGGGGCGAGAGCCGGTTCGTCAAGGCAATGGACCTATCGGGCCGGGTCATCAGCAAGACGCTCAAGCAGACGGATCTCGTCGAGGTGCCCGAGGTGTTCATCGACGCCGACACGCTGTTCCAGCACACGGCGCAGGCGCGTGAGGCGCGGCTGATGAGCTACGCGGAGATGCAGATCATCGACATCCCGACGCTCAAGCGGAGCCTGTCGGATCGCATCGAGCCTCTGAACGTCGGCCGTCGGATGCGCGACATCGACCATGCGCGCAACCTGCTTGAGGCGGCGAAGCGGGTTGGTGAAGGGCTCATCGGCGGCATCGAGGTGTTCACGACAGATCCGATCGAGACGATCATGGACGTGTTCGACGACTTCATCCGGTCGCCGGACTTCTACGACCTGACGCCAGCGCGGCAGAACTACATCCGCGACGTGTTCGTGTCGCTCGCGGCGTTCAAGCAGAACCCCGGCGTGGCGCAGGGCGCACCGAACCATCAGGTGCCCATCAACCGCTCGTCGCAGGGGCAGGCCGGCACGTTCCCCGGCAGCGGCCCGTCGCAGCAGCAAGCGCAGATGCAGATGCAGCAGACGGCGGCCTCGATGGGTGCTGACAGCGCACCGCTTCCGAGCACGGCGCTGACCGGGGGTCTGTGATGTACGTCGACCAGGTCGCGGCGCTGTTCCGCCAGTACATCGACGAGCCTGACCGGACGTTCGTGACCGACGCGGACGTGGCGACGTACCTGTCGCAGGGCTACGCGGAGTTCCGCCGCACGGTCATGGAGGTCGACAACAACCGGTACGTCCATCGGGTGACGGTGCCGTTTGGTTCTGGGCTGACGTACGACCTCGCGGACGTGGCGAACGCGGTGGTCATCATGGGTGTAGGGCCGCTGACGGACCCGCGGCTTGAGCGTGTGCTGCAGTTGTGGACGCAAGATGCCGCAGGCAACCGGCTGTGGCAGTACATGCCGGTGGGTAACATCGAAGACCTTGAACAGGGGCAGGCGGGCTACGCGGGGCTGATGTCCCTGAGCGTTTCGCGCTACATGCTCGATGGGACGGTACTGCGGATCTCCGCGAACCCGAACCAGTCGATCATCCTGCGGTACGTCCCGGCGTCGACAGTGGACTGGACGCGGCAGACCTCGGGTGACAACGAGTGGATCGACGACCTCGAGCCGTTTCACGACCTCATCGCACTGAAGGCGTACGCGCAGTACGCGATCCGCGACGCTGCGGAGAGCCCGGAGGTGATGCGTCAGGTGATGGAGCGTGACGGCGCCTTGCGGTCGTTTCTGTACCAGGGCTTCGGGGGCACGGCGCCTGTCGTCCCCGACATGACCAACTGGTGAGCGCAGTGAACTTTGAGTGGATCACCCTCGCAGCCAATGCGGCGGTCACACTAGTGACGGTCGGTGTTCTGTACGGCAGGTTGTCGGCAAACCTGTCGGGCATCATCAGCGAGCTCAAGAACGTTGAGCGGTTGCTGACCGAGCGGCATACGAGCCTCGAAGCGACGATGAACGAGCGTAAGGAGGCGCTCGACAAGGTTCTCGACCAAAACGCGACCGCTCACGGCACCATCCACCGCAGGCTTGACGACATCAGCACACGTCTGACGCGGTTGGAAACCAAGGCAGAGGGGTGACACCATGCTAGACGATCTCCACCCGATTCTTCGGGATCAGCTTCATCGCGTCGCCGAAGCTTACCACGACAAGTACCCTGACCGCGGCATCGCGCTGATCACCGCCCACCGCTCGGTGCAGGCGCAGCAGAACGCGTACGAGAAGGGGCGGTCGAAGCTCGACGGGGTCAAGCGTCCGTCGCGGCACAACTACAAGCCGTCGTTCGCGTTCGACGCGTGGCCGCTGGTACTCAAGGAGAGCGCGTCGCAGCACATGTACATTGGGCGCCCACCGCGGGACGAGGCGGGCATCATCCTGTCCGCGAAGATGGGGCTGCACGGCGACTTGGATCTCGACGGCGACGGTGACATCGACAGCCGGGACGTGGTCGCGGAGTACCAGCGGCTCGCGCAAGTTGAGGACGACCTCGGGTTTCGCCTCGGCGAAGACCCCCGGTGTGGAGCGAAGCACATGCTCAAGGGGCAGCGTTTCAGCCTGCGGTGGGGCGGTTCGTGGCGCGAGCACGGCACGACGCCTGCGCGGTTCTTCGACGGGCCGCACTACGAGTTGCCGCCGATGGTCATTCACGCGGAGTTTCAGCGGCTGCTGTTCTTGGCGGGCCACGATCCGGGTCGCATCGACGGGCTGTTTGGCGGCAAGACGTCGCGGGCTGCACGGGAGGCCGCGCGCCGGCTCGGTGTGAAGGACTGGTACTGCAGCCCGACGTCGAAGATTCGCCTGACGCCAGCACTGTGGCAGGCGCTGTGGCAGGAGGTTGGCAATGCCTGAGTGGATGATCTACGCGGGCTGCGCGCTGCAGTCGCTGCTCGTCGTCGGCGGCGGCATCAAGCCGGTGGTGAAGGGCTACAACCTGCTTCACAAGTACTTCGGCCTGACCGACTACTGGGACGACGCTGCGGAGGTGGGCTGCGCGCTCGTGCTGCTGCTCGCGGCGCTTGGGCTCGGTGCGGTCTACGGCCACGAGTCCGAGGTGATGGGCCACTCGTGGCGCATCGGCGTGGTGTGGTCGACGGCAGGCGCGTGCTCGACGTGGGCGATGCCTGCGGTTCGGCGCCGCATCCGCAGTGAGATTGAAACGCGGCAGGTCGAGCCATGATGGCGTGGCTACTCCGACAGGCACGCAAGCAGAGCGGCACGCGCCTCGGCACGCTGCTGTTCGCGCTCGTCGTAGTCGTTGCGTGGTTCATCCGTCGGCGCGAGCATGCCGCAGCGAAGCGTCGCTCTGATGAGGCCGCCAAGCGTCAGGTCGAGGCGTTCCGCAAGTACGCCGAGGTCAAGCGCGAGGGCGACCTGATTGCGGCCACGCGCGACCGACGCCTCGTGAAGAAGCACATCGAGAAGGTCAAGAAGGCGAGGGTAGAGCTCGCGACGGCGAAGTCCATCGACACGCACCACCTCAAGCGTGTGCGGGAACTGCGCCGCGCGAAGTTGACCGAGTACGCGAACCAAATCATCGAGTCGGGTGGGCTATGAGGTTCATCACCTCCATCCTCCTACTTACCACCACACCGGCAGCCGCGTTACCGCCGTGCTCGTCGGTGGTGCTCATCGAGCGCACCGAGGACGCGACGTGCGCGGGACAACTCGTGCCTGACGAGGTACTCGCCAAGCTCCTCGCCAAGCGGCACGCAGCGGTCGCAGCCTGCGAGCGTGAGGCTAACCACGCGCTCGCGCTGAAGGACGCTGAGCTCGACCTCGTCGAGGGGCGACTCGACCTGTGCTCCGCGCATGCGCTTCAGCTTGAGCGCGCCGCAGACGAGGCCCTGCGCGCGATGCCCAAGCCTGTCGCGATAGAGCGCAGCGTGTGGCAGTCTCCGTGGTTGTGGGGGCCGCTGTCGGCCATCGTGGCGGGAACACTTGGCGTCCTCGCCGAACGCCACCTTGGAGACTGATGGCGCGTCGAGGCACCGAAGTTGAACTCCTGCCCGTCGGCATGGACATCGAGCGTCCGTCGAAGGGCGCGTGGCTGCAGAACGTCCTTGTCGAGGACAACTCGTGGGTGGTCCGCAAGGGCTTCGGCCAGACGGCGCAGCTCGACACGACGTGCCAGGATGGCCCCGGCTACACGAAGATCGTCGGCAGCCACATCCTTCAGGACCGGCAAGGCTTTCATCACGTTGTCACACTCGCCATCGCGGACGTGTCTCTGAGCGAAAAGCTCGGCGGCGCGGCGTCGGTCGACTACTTCGCCTTGCGCGCGTTCGTGCTCGAGACAGGGCGCTACTATGAGACGCTTCTTCCGACGCTGACCTCGGTCTACGACAACAGCGCGGTCCCGATGCCCGAGTGGTACGGCCACCTTGAAACGAACAGCGACAAGGACCGCTCGTCGGCGCTGCCCGGCGAGGAGCTCGACGTGT